AGTGACATACAAGCGGCAGAACAAGGCGGTGGTTTAGGTGTGCCAGGCGCTCCACCAATTGGTGGTGAAGTTGGTGCAGCTGGTGTTCCAAGTCCAACAGGTGGTGCAGGTGGTGGTGCCGCAGGTGGACAAACTGCTGGTGCGGCATTAGGTGGTGCATAAACCTAAATAAAAAGTGGAGCAGTTATGTTTTTAAGTGAAATGTTTAATGCAAATAATGGAGCCTATCAAGATCTATCACGTGATAATAGTGTAGATAAGATTCATGATTTGCGTAAAACACGTTTAACACTTGCTCAAATTAACCAATTACGTAAAATGAATGACCAGCGCACGGTCGAATATGTTGAAAAAATCAAGTTAGTGCGCCAACAATATGGTGCGCCAAGTGGCGGCCAACCAGGCTTATAATTTATTTCTCATAAAAAATCGAAAAATACGGCTATTTCAGGCACATATTATAACCATAGTTTAAATATAATCACAGGATATAATTCCACAGGAGTTTTTTATATGCGTAGTCAGTACGAACAACTTATAGAATACATCATTAATGATGAACAAGACAAGGCAAAAGAATTATTTCATAACCTTGTTGTAGCAAAAAGCCGTGATATCTACAACGAAATTGTTGCAGAAGAAATGGAAGAAGAAGTAGAAGACATGGACGAAGAAGCAGTTGAAGAAGATTCAGTTGACGAAAACTTCGGCATGGAAGAAGCTGGTGACGACATGAGCATGGACCAGACTGATGACATGATGCACGATATTGAAGCAGATCATGATGGTATGGACGGTGCAGACGATGACATGGGCATGGACAGTGATGACATGGACATGGGCGACGAAGCTGGTGAAGAAGGTGACGTTGAAGATCGTGTAATGGACCTTGAAGATGCTCTTGACGACCTTAAGGCTGAATTTGAAAAACTAATGGCACAAGAAAAAGAAGAACCAGAACACGCTGAAGAAGGCGTTGTTCGTGAATACGTTGAAAAAGTTGGTGAGTTCTACAAGGGCGAGTTTGGCGCAGGTCCAAGTGGTAAGCCAGTAGGCGCAGGCACTGGTGAATTTGTAAAGACTGGTGAAACAAATCCAAAGAGCGTTGTTGCTGGCAAGAACGACATGGGTGGCACTGCAAAGAATATTGCTCAAAAAAGTGAACAAGTAGATCCAAATGGCAAGCAATATACTGGTCCAAAGTCAGGTAATTTCCCACATTCTGGTAAGTTCCTTAATACACCAGGCGGTGACGCTGGTAAAAAAGGTTTCTCAAATGCTAAGAAGCCACAAAGTGCGGAAGGCAAGTTTGCAACTGGCGGTGGTCCAAACGTAAACAAGAAGAGCAATCTTCCAAAGTAAGGTTAAAAAATTATGAATAATTTGCTTATTGAAAATTTAAGCTACGACCAAGCAAAGATGGAAACATCAACTGATGAAGGCAAAAACCTTTATATGAAGGGCATTTGCATCCAAGGTGGTGTAAAGAACGCAAATCAACGTGTTTATCCAGTTAATGAAATTAGTCGTGCTATAGAAACCCTCAATAAGCAAATTAGAACAGGTTATAGTGTGTTGGGTGAAGTAGATCACCCAACAAACTTACGCATCAACCTTGACCGTGTAAGTCATATGATTACAGAAATGTGGTTAGATGGACCAAACGGTTATGGTAAGATGAAGATTTTGCCTACACCAATGGGCAATTTAGTTCGCACCATGTTAGAAAGTGGTGTTAAACTAGGAGTAAGTAGTCGTGGAAGTGGTAATGTAAACGAAAACGACGGTGCAGTAAGCGATTTTGATATCGTTACTGTTGATATAGTAGCACAGCCAAGTGCACCAAATGCCTACCCAACTGCAGTCTATGAAGGACTAATGAATATGAACGGTGGTCATCGCATTTTGGAAATGGCTAAAGATTTAAATCAAGATCAACGAGTTCAGAAATATCTTAAGCAAGAAGTTGCTAAGTTTATTGCTGAATTAAAGATATAAGTTCAGGAGAAATTAATGTTCGAAGCTCTAAAACCATTACTTGAAAGCGGACTTCTGAACGAAGATACCAAGGCACAACTTGAAGAAGCATGGAATGCTAAACTTGAAGAAGCTCGTGGTCAGATTCGTGATGAAATTCGTGAGGAAATGGCTAGTCGTTATGAACACGACCGTGCTAATATGGTTGAGGCTCTGGACAAGATGGTTAACGAATCACTTACAGACGAATTGTCAAAAATTCGTACTGAACGTGAAATGGTTAGCGAAGACCGTGTAAAATTCACAAAGCAAATGATGGATAAGGCTCAAAATTTTGATGCTTATCTAAGTGAATCACTTGCAAGTGAAGTTGCTGAACTTCGTAGTGATCGTGCCAATATGCAAAATGCAATTAGTAAGTTGGAAGCATTTGTTGCTGAAAACTTACAAAATGAAATTGCAGAATTTGCTGCAGACAAGATGGATCTTGCTCGTACCAAGGTTGCAGTAGTAACCGAAGGTCGTAAGAAACTAGAAGCACTTCGTGATAGTTTCGTAAAGAAGGCAAGTTCACTTGTAGAAGGCACAGTTACAAATCATCTACGTGCAGAATTAAACCAACTCAAAACAGATATTCAGGAAGCTAAGGAAAACAACTTCGGTCGCAAGATTTTCGAAGCCTTTGCAACTGAGTTTGGCGCAAGCTACCTTAATGAACGTGCAGACATCAAGAAACTTACTGGTAAGATCGAGTTAATGGCTCGTCAAATCAGTGAAGCTCGTGATGCACAAGAACGTGCGTTGACTGAAGTTAAGGCAAAAGAAGTAGAAATCCGTAAAATCAATGAAAGCATTGCTCGTAACGGTAAACTCAACGAATTGCTAAGTCCTCTTAGCAAAGACAAAGCCGCTGTAATGTCACAACTATTGGAATCAGTCCCAACAGAAAAATTGGACGCAGCATACAAAAAGTACTTAAACCCAGTAATGGAAGGTAATGCTCCAAAGGTAGAAGCTGTAAAGCAAACTATCGTTGAAAGCAAAAAAGAAGTTACAGGTGATCGTGCTGTTAAAACTGAACAGAAAGATTCTTCAAACATAATTGAAATGAAGCGTCTTGCTGGTCTAAAGTGATAATATAAATTTGGAGAAGACCCTATGTCACAAGAATTAATTGAAAGTCGTTGGGACGAAACCAAGACAGCCCTTTTAGAAGGTCTAAGCGGTAATCGTCGTACAACAATGAGCATGGTGCTCGAAAATACTAAAAAGTATCTTGCTGAAAGCGCAAGTGCTGGTGCAACTGCAGCTGGTAACATTGCAACACTTAACCGTGTTATCCTCCCTGTTATCCGCCGTGTTATGCCAACTGTTATTGCAAACGAAATTGTTGGTGTTCAACCAATGACTGGACCTGTTGCACAGATCCACACTCTTCGTGTTCGTTATGCTGAAACATTCACTTCAAGCGCAAGCGGTCAGGCTGGTACTGACGTTGCTCTTAATGATGAAGCACTTTCACCATTTAAGATTGCAAGTGGTTATTCTGGAACTGCAAGTGGTGTAACAAGCACTGACGGTAAGGCTGGTTTCACTGCTGCTATGGAAGGTACACCAGGTCGTAAGCTCAATGTTCAAATCCTAAAGCAACCTGTTGAAGCAAAGACTCGTAAGTTAAGCGCACGCTGGACTTTCGAAGCTGCTCAAGATGCACAGGCTATGCATGGTCTTGACATTGAAGCAGAAATCATGGCTGCTCTTGCACAAGAAATCACTGCTGAAATTGATCAAGAAATCCTTTACAGCCTACGTTCATTGGCTGCACAAGAATTTACTTACAACCAAGCTACTGTAAGTGGTACTGCAACATTCGTTGGTGACGAACATGCTGCTCTAGCTGTTCTTATCAACCGTGCTGCTAACCTCATTGCACAACGCACTCGTCGTGGTGCAGGTAACTGGGCTGTTGTAAGTAGTGCTGCATTGACTGTTCTTCAGTCTGCAACAACTTCAGCTTTCGCACGCACAACTGAAGGTGCTTTTGAAGCTCCAACAAACACTAAGTTCGTTGGCACTCTCAACGGTGCAATGCGTGTTTATGTTGACAGCTATGCTGACGACACTATTCCTGTTCTAGTTGGTTATAAGGGAACTAGCGAAGCTGATGCAGCTGCGTTCTATTGCCCATATATTCCTCTAATGAGCAGTGGTGTTATCCTTGATCCAACTACATTTGAACCAGTAGTTGGCTTCATGACTCGTTATGGTTATGTAGAACTCACAAACGTAGCAAGCAGCTTCGGTAACGCAGCTGACTACCTAAGTGAAATCAACGTTAGCAACCTTTCATTCCAGTAAGTTTTACGGAGTACAGAAAAAGAAAAAGGGGCTTTTCAGCCCCTTTTTTTATTGACCAAAATATAAAAAAATATTAGCGAGAAGTATTATATGTATGGTCAAATGCGATTTGTTCAATCATACCACGATTGATACCAATATCAGCCAAGTCTCTATCGTTCAAACGGCTTAATTCATCATAGGTTTTATAATATTTGCGACGAAGTGAAAGTGCTTCACGATTTTGTTCTATGACTTTAGCTATCTTTTCTAGGATAGTGTTCATTTAAAATCTCCATTTGCTATACATTTTACGCAGATATTTAGTGCAGTGCAATATTTATTTTGTTGCAGTGCATTAATACCTGATATGCATTAATCTCATGGGTTCTTAAACAATCATTTTATGGTAAATATAAGATATTAGGATATAAGCATGGCACTGCGTCGTTATTTTGGTAAGATTAGTTTTCTTGAAATAGGTAATCTTGTTGGTCACAATGGTGAATTAGTCATTGATGAAGCAACAGATTATGTATATGTCATGGATGGCATTACTGCAGGTGGTCAACGTATTCTCTATACCAATGTTAATGCAGCGGTAGGTAATGTTTATGCAAATGTAAATCCAAGTATTACTAATTATTTTACATTAGGAAATGTATCTAATGTTTGGGCTGGCGCTTATATTAAAGATGCAAATTTTTCTGGAAATATTAGTATTGATACTTGGATTAATCCAACTGCTACGACAAATAGTTGGGGAAATTTAAGAGTAAACGCAAGTAAATTAAATGCAAATTTAATTTATGCACAGACGAATATTACTACTGATGGAACTTTATCAGCAAACGTAATTTCTGCAAATAGTTTTGTTGAAGTTAATACTGCTAACTTTTCTGGATATCTATTTGGTGGATTAGGCACGAACTCCACAGGTCTAAAACATGCAAATGTTGGCAATGTGTCAACAATATATTTGTCTTCTAATGGTAATTCAAGTTTTACCTCTTATGCGAATAGTTTTAATGCTGTTGATGGTTATACACAATTTTATCAAAATGTTTATATAACTGGTAATAATGTAACTATTCCTAACTATACAACAATTGGTTTATTACCATCTTTTAATCCTGCAAATGCTCGCTTCACTTATGTTGACAGTGTTAACAGCTATTCACAAGTATTAATACAAAACAAAAGCAGTGGAACCAGTGCAAGTGGTGATATTGTTGTAACTGCTGATAACGGAACTGATAGCACAAAGTATATCGATCTTGGTATTAACAGTAGCACATTTAGTGGCGGTGGTGGATTAGATGCCGCAAATGATGGTTATCTGCTCGTTGAAGGTGGTAAACTTGTAGTTGCAACACTAACTGCAAATAAAGATATTGTATTTGCTATTGGCGGAGATTCTGCTGCGAATGAAATTGGTCGTTTTAAAAGCAGTAATGGATTAGTAGTTACTGGCAACGCAACAGTAAGTGGCAATGTTAATATTACTGGTAATTTAAATGTTACTGGTAATATTGTAACTACAAATTATGAAGTTGTTTCTAAAACTGAATATGCTAATAGTATTATTGCAAGCGGTAATATTAGTGCAACATTTTACACAGGTAATGGTTATTATCTAACTGGGGTTCAAACAAGTTATAGCAATACAAATGTAGCAGCATATCTTGCAAATAGTATTACAACTGATATTAATATAACTGGTAATATATCACCAACTGCAAATGCTGTTTATAGTTTAGGAACACTAACAAATCAATGGAAGAGTTTATACGTAAGCAATAATACAATTTACATTGGTGGAACTGCGGTTCAAGTTGCAAATGGATCACTTTTGGTTGGAGGAAATACAGTCACTGGTGGAACAACATATAGTAATGCTAATGTTGCGGCATATCTACCTACTGATAGCACAATTACAACTCTTAATAGCAATGCGGCAACACAAGCAAACCTTATTACAACCATTAATGCAAATGTTACTGCGGCAAATAGTGCTATTACTACTCTAACAAGCAATGCGGCTACCCAAGCAAACTTGATAACAACTATCAATGCAAATGTTACTGCAGCAAATAGTGCAATTGCTAATATTAATGCAAACGTTACAGCGGCAAATAGTGCAATTTCTACAATCAATGCAAATATTACATCAGCAAATAGTGCAATTTCTACAATCAATGCAAATGTTACTGCAGCTAATAGTGCAATCACTACATTAACAAGTAATGCGGCAACGCAAGCAAACCTTATTACAACAGTCAATTCTAATGTTACTGCTGCTAATAGTGCAATTACTACAATAAATGCTAATGTTACAGCAGCTAACAGCGCAATTGCTACATTGTCAAGCAATGCCGCAAGTCAGGCAAGCGATATTGTTATACTTTATTCTAATGCTGGCGTTCAAGCAAACAGTATAACTGCATTAAACAACAGTGTTGTAAATCTTGCAGGTGAAATTGCGCAAATACAAGCAGGTACTGGATTTGCTACTACACAACAGATTCAAGCTGCAAATAGCAGTATTTCTACATTGAATGCAAACTTAAATGCCGCTAATCTTAACATTAGCGCATTGCAAAGTAATACTGGAACTATTGCAAGCAACGTTAATATATTGTTTACTAATGCTGCAAGCCAAGCAAGTGATATTACTACTCTTTATAGTAATGCCGCTACACAGGCAAGTAACCTTGCTACACTTACAACTAATGCCGCAAGTCAAGCAAGTGATATTACTACTCTTTATAGTAATGCGGCTACGCAAGCAAATCTAATTGCGTTATTAAATTCAAATGTAAGCGGTGCAAATAGTGCAATTGTTACTGCAAATAGTGCTGTTACTGCTTATGCAAATAGCTTAAACAATGCAATGACTGCAAATATTAATGCGGCTAATGCTAATCTTGGATCATTGACTGGTCGTGTTACAGTTGTTGAAGGTAATATTGTAAGCATTAATAATACACTTATTGGTGTTATAAATGGTGCATTTAGTTATGGTAATGCAAATGTTGCTACATACTTGCCACAATATACAGGTAACCTAACTGCTGGTAATATTACTGTAAATGGTAATCTATTTGTAACTGGTAATATTACTACACTTAACTATGAAACTATCAATAATACAGAATATGCAAACAGTATTATTGCAAGTGGTAATATCACAGCAAGTGGTAATGTTGGTGCATCATTCTACACAGGTAATGGATATTATCTAACAGGTTTAGCTTCAACTTATGGTAACACACAAGTAAGTGCTTACTATGTTGCTAATACTGTTGCAACAAGCAATGTTCAAATTTTAAGAAATGGTAATATAAGACTACCAACTGGCGCAACTATAAATGAAAGTTCTGGTAATGGATATCTTACTTTAAATCCAAATACTTCTGCTGATGCCCTTGCTGGTGTTGTTATTGGTGGCAGTGGATATCTATTATCATCAAATGGCACAAGAAATGCTGTTTTAAATTATAATTCAACTAACGGACAATTTGGTGTCTACATATTAAATGTTTATGGTAATCAGCAAAATGCAATAGTAAATGGTGGTTCAGCAAACAACTATGGTAACATTGGTGGTATTACTTCATTCTTTGGTAATGCGTTCGTATCCAACATTTACTCACCAAATTATCTATATCCAAATGGAACATCAATACTCGCTGGTGTAAGTGGAACTTATGGTAATACACAAGTTGGATATTACTTAAACAGCAACTTGATCAGTTCAACCATTTCTGTTACAGGCAACGTTATTGCAAACGCTCATTATGGTAACAGTTATCTTTACAGCAATGGTGTAAGCATACTGACAGGCATAAGTGGAACTTATGGCAATACGCAAGTTGCTGCATACTTGCCAACTTATACTGGTAATTTAACTGCTGGTAATATTACTGTAACTGGAAACATAACACATCCAAGCAATAGTTATATTCTTGGTGACTTTACTAATTCTACTGTTGCTTATAGAACAATGTTCCAAACTGCTAATGTTAATAGCAGCACTGGTATATATGCATTACCAAGTGGTAGTAGCACTGCGGCAAGTTGGCAAGCAGCTAATAGCACTAACCCAACTAATGCAAGTAAGATTCTTATTGCTACAAATGGTTCAACAGATGTTCAGTTGGTTAGTGGTATCAACGGCACTGGCACTTATCTACCGTTAAGTTTCTATAACAACGGTGCGGCACAGATGGTATTGTATCCAAATGGTAACATTTATATGAGCAATGCCAACCCAATTACCACAACTGGTAATATTAATGTTGGCAATATCAACGTAACTGCAAATGTCAATGCCGCTAACATAAATGTAACGAACAATTTAACTTATGGTAACGTATCTACAACTGGTAACATAACTGCTGGTTATCTTATAACAACAGGCAGTGGTGGTAACATCACTGGTGCAAGCTATGTAGTTGCAAGCAATTTTGTAATAACCAATTATGGTAATATTAGTGGTGCAAACGTTATTACTGCTAATACATTTACTGGAACTAGTGCTACAATTAGTGGTAATCTGTATAGTTCAAGTGTTACTGGTAAGAGTTCTGCAATCGTAGCACAAAATACTGCTGTTATTATGGATAATATTAAGGTTCAGTGGTTGAACAATGGTAGTAGCAATGCTAACCAATTACAACTTGGTAGTTTAAGCGGAACACCACAAGCACTTTACA